CTGTTTCTTGTGATGTAAATGTGGCTTTACCAGATACATCTTTGTATGTCGCATCATCCATCCATACAGAAGGTGTTTTATTTAACTTTGATATGTTTGCACCAAACGATGCTTTCATATCCTGTAGTTTATTACCTGTATATGTTGTGTGCCAGACAATACCTACTTTAGAACGCAAAATAGTTTTTCCAAAATCACTATTTACAGGAACAGCATATACTATCGTATTTGGTTGAAATGTGATATATTTGACACCATCAATCGCCTGTGGTTCCAAATCATCAGTGTACATGAGGTCACCCTGCAATACACCTTCGATACCTAACTTTGAAAACTCTTTGAGTGCAACTTTGAACTTGGAGTTAAGTGCCCCAGACAGGTCATCATCTATCTCTGCCGTTGTTTTATATAACTTTGGATTTACATTGAATACTGATTTCTTCGCAACAAAGAAGTCACCTGTCTCTGGTTCAACCCCCGCAAAGATAGCAGGGGCACCATCCCACTTAACAGTCATGTTCACAGAACTTCTAGCATCACCAGAAAGCATATCTCTCAAGGAGCGTAGAAAGTTCAATGCGGCTCTACCACCATCAACACCAAAGTTGAGTATCTCATCCTCTAGGTGTTCAAGGTGAAGATTTTTTCCTGCCTTACTTTCTGTGAGCATTTGTTTGAAGCCAATCATTCTGCACCAAACATTTTTTCTAAACCCTCTAACGTGTCTAAAGTATGATCTGATTTTGCAAGAGTTCCAGTAAACCTGCCATTCGCATATATTGCTCTGGTTCGAGCTTGAATAAGACCAGTGGGATTTTTAAGTTTTATTTTACCAGTATATGGAAAGGAATCTGATGGAGGATGTTTTTTCGTAGCATTGACAAAGTTTTGTAATTCTTTGCCTTTCATGAGTCTTTTTAATTCTATATCTTGGACAACAAGAAGTTTATCAACAAATTCTTGTCCACCTAAATTTCTTAATCTTTTGGTAAAAGATTCACTTCTAGAGCCTCTAGAATCGCCATCTGGCTTTATACGAAGTTCGATATTAATTGACCCATCGAATAATGGGGTTCCCAGATTTAATGGGTCTTTATTTAAATGATATAAACCAGAACCACCAAACTGTATGTAATACACCTCTTTGTCATTATAAAAATTGGCAATAGTTTTTGCAGTCAAAGCAACATTTCTTGATATTTTAGCCTGTAACCCATCTTTCTTCAATACAACAGCAGCAATATGAGGTACTAAAGTTTCCACGTTTCCCATAATTCCTATTTGAGTATGGTTAAGAACATTCTTGTATATAGTTAATTCTTGACTAGAAAATGAAACTCCACTAATTGATCTTTTACTTGGTTTTAAAATTGCAAGTTTTTTTAGATAAGAATCCACATCTTTTCTGTATGCAGGGTCATCAACTGCTTTTAAGATAAGAGCAAGGTCATCTGGGTCAGTTTTTTTCTTAAAATTTTCACTGGCATATGCGTCGGCACCAAAGGGAACAAAAATTTTGCCGCTTCCTAATTGTGCTCTCTTATTTAATTTTACTTCAATATTGAAAGATTCATTATTTACAGTAGCTTCAATATCAACACCACCATCATAGCCTGCTGTTTGAACTGGTGTATCACCTGGCATATCACCTTGACCCAAACCAAAGAAGCCCGGTCTAGTTTTTTGATAGTCCATCATGACACCAAAAACTGTTGTTTCGTAATCAAGACCTGCTTGACCTTCAGATATTTTGAATAAACCTTGAATCCTGTCAACATGATTAACATAAGACTCTTCTCTTGGTCTTACTTGATGAAGATATTTTCTAAGTGACAATCGCTTTCTCCATATAATACAAATAACTCTACTTATTTATAAAACATAGAAATGCGATTGTCAAGGAATTTGATTAGCCATAGTGCGATTCTGGCTCAAGTGCAATGTAATATCCAATATCTACACTTGTATTATGGAAATAAGAAATCTTTTTAGAACTAACTGAAACATCATATGTGCCAGGCATCAATTTTAGATTCTCAACCTTGAACCAAAATGCATAGTCAACATCAGAATCACTTTTAGCGACATTCATGCTGAACGCATTTGCAGTTTGGTTCTTCTTATCTGTAACCTTTAGACTACCATTCTCTAGAACCATGTCAGGCGCACCAATAACTGCGGCAGACTTTGTGATTTGAGATAGTTCATCACTGGATAGTGTAAATGTAACCTCTGTAGAAGGCATGGTAATATCTTTTGTTACTGTGGTCACAACACTAGGGTCAGAATACCAATACTTCAGAGAAGAGGTTTTACCCTCATTACCCATCATGACATATTCATTTTGAAAATCTAGTTCTGGACTTTCAAACAGAGACATTGCAGCCAGAAACTCATTCAAGTCATAGATGGCAACATCCTTCTCAAAAGTTTCTTCGACCTTTGCTTGTGCTACAATATTTTTCATCGCAGACATCGTAACCAGATTATTGCTTGCACCGATTTTAAGATTCTGATTGATAGACGAATAGTTCTTCAATACAGAAATAGTTGTATCACTTAGTTTCATTTTCACTCTCTTCCATTTCATTAATGTATAATGCTATAATACCATAGTGGATTACTTTTAACAAGTCCCTACGGTTCTTACCACCTTTTTTTCCGTATCGCTGTGCATACTTCATAATGTTACCGATACAGAAACCTTCACCGTGGCCACCGTCTATGATAAACTCTGTAGCTTGAAACTTGTTCTTACTATAGTGTTCATCATAGGTGGAGTCGATGTACTCTTGCAACTCAGCGAGTGTATTGCCTTCGTTGTACTTGTAGTCTATGTCTTTACTTTTCAAGATTATCTCTTTTCGCTCTGGCTTTTGCAAGAGCTTCTTGTTCCCACTTTTGATTTTCAATCGTTTCAAAATATTGATTTTTTTGTTCTTCAGTTGCACCTTTTAATAGGTGCTCATCGGAAAACTCAACATTCCAATTCATTGCGATTGATAATCGCTCACCCTCTCCAGAGAATGGATACACCTCATGATGTAACCAATTTGGAAAGATAAACATTTGACCGACAGTTGGTTTGAGATAACACTGTCCATGTGGTCTAAGCATTTCAATATCCATACCGTGTCTTGGTTGCCAGACCATGCATGTCCATCCATCAATACCACCGGCAGCATTATTCAATTGTGGAGTAGTGCCATTTGGTAGGTATTTCCTGTCTTCTTAATGTCTGGATATTCTTTCATAAGCTCTTCACTTTGAATAAGCTCGTTCCACTTTTCCTCAATGCAAGGTGGATTTTTCAACCACATAAAACCAGACAGTCCAGCTAAAGTTGTGGTGCCGTGAGTATGCAAAGGATTATAATCACCAGCATAAGCATGATTGGTCCAAACTTCAAAACAATTTGACCTCGCTTGTACCCCTAACATTTCTTGCAAATACCTATCGCCAACAGAATCGAACAATTTTTTCAATAACTGTCCTACATCATTTTCCATATCAAAACCTACTTGTTTTGACTCCCCATTGTTCTTTAGTTGACCAACGAGTCTAGACCCATAGTTTTCACCGCTCTCACGCAATAAATCTGTCTCTGCAATAATCTCATCAACTACCTCTTGGTCAAATTTTGCACTACCAACAATAACTGCTGGCTTGACATGTTCTTGCATAGGAATTCTATGTGCAATAGACTTTGGTTGTTCCACTGGAGCAGGAGTAGGCTCTGGTTTTTGCACTGGTTTCAACTCATCACCAAAAATCGCAGTGGTTTCACCAAAGACTCTAGTGTTAGGAACTAACTTAAATGCCAACGAAATTCTTTTGGGAGTATTCTTCTTATTGAACGCAAGTCCTCTGTGTGGAATGCTGCCTGTAAAAATAACAGAAGCATTGTATTGAGGAGAGACTTGCTTGATAACGCCAGGAGTTTCCTCAAACTCTGTTTCTCCACCCCAATCCAGACTAACATCTGGATTTAGGTATACCAAAAGCGTATATCCAATATCACTATCTGGATGCCATTTACCATCACGGCCACAGTTTTGCCCGTTGAAATAAACTCGCTCCAGTGTAAAATCGCTGTCCAATTTAGAATTTACATGTTTTAAAAGGTCAGAATTGAAGTATTCTAATTTTGAAACATCCCACATTTGGAAATCACTATCATCATCTGGAATAGAATCTTGAGACTCCCAAACCGGATTATGTAGATAACCGTGAATAATTTTCAAGTCACTATCGTCAAAGAAATTTTCATATATTTTAATCATAATATAATCCTAAAGGAAGAGGGGGATTTTGTCAATCCCCCTTTCCCAATTATTTTACCTCAATAAGTCGAGGCTTCTTCTCTTCTGGAACAACCCGCTCCAAATCAATACAGAGCAATCCGTTTTCCAGATTGGCACCAGTGACAACAATATCGTCAGCCAGTGTAAATTTGCGATCAAACTTCCGGTAGGAAATCCCACGATGATATGTATGTTCATCTTCGGGTTCTGCCTTCTTGTCTGACCTAACCGATAGAGTATTCTCGGTCACTTCCAC